TAGGTGCGGCTGTCAGCGGGGCTACAGCGGCGTTTAACACTATTCGCCAGATGGTTTCTGCCGGGCGTGACCTTGAAAGCTGCATCAATGATGTGTCGCGCTGGATGAAGGCCGCGTCTGACATTGATCAGGCAGAGAAACAGGTTAAGAACCCACCGCTGTTCAAGCGCCTGCAAGGTGCAGACACAGTGCAACAACAGGCGCTGCAAGTGTACGCCGCCAAGAAGCGGTTAGAGGCGCAGCGCGCGGAGCTTAAACAGTATCTGCAAATGACGTACGGCCCGCAGGCTTGGGCTGACTTGATCCAGCTAGAGGGGCGCATCAGGAAAGAACGACAGGAGATGATTTACAAACAGCAAGAGGCGCGTCAGAAGATCATCGAGGCTATTGCTATTTTGGCGTTAGGCATTGTATCTTTTGGTATATTTTTTTGGATCATGTGGTTGGCGTCTAAAAATTGAGCGAGACCAGAACTGGTTTAATTGGTGAGCATTTTGCTGCCGGGGCAATATTGTCTATGGGTTGGGCTTACGCGCCAGCGGCGCAAGATAAGATTGACGGCGTGGCTATTTCCAATAGCGACAATACTATATTGAGGATACAGGTAAAGACGGCCAGCTACTTATTGCAGAAGGGCAAAGCCAAGAAAGCATATCATTTCCAGCTTGGGTCTGGTTGTTCGGCGAAACACCTACCGCGAAACACAAAGGAATGGGCAGATTATGACATACTGGTGTTGTGTGGCAAGGAACATAGAAGCTGCTTATTTTACCACGTCTCCCAGATACAGCAGTACAGCAAGCGGCTCCAAGGCTCGGCATTTACACGCGAGGCTGAAGAAGATAGCTGGCTCAAAGCTGTCGCGCTGGCTAAAGAAATGAGGTTGTAATGGATATCGAAAAGCTACGCGAGGAACTGATTGCGGATGAGGGCATGAGGCTCGACATCTACAAATGCACGGCTGGTCATTTGACTGTGGGCGTGGGGCATCGGATCATCGAGGGTGATGCTGAGTATGGCAAGCCACTGGGCTACACAATTACTGAGCGCCGCATGAAGCAGCTATTTGATCTGGACATTGCCATTGTGCGCGAGGATTGCCACCGGCTTTATGAGGACTTTAGCGAGCTACCAGAAGAAGCCCAGCGCATCATCGCTAACATGATGTTTAATATGGGCTTGCCAACGATGAAAAAATTTAAGGGCATGAAGCGGTGCGTCGATGAGCGCCAATGGGCTGGGGCTGCGCTTGAGATGCTCGATAGCAAGTGGGCGCGTCAACTCCCCAATCGCTCAGAGAGACTGGTCAAGAGAATGAGGGCGCTGGCTGATGGCTAAAAGCCCTTGCGTTGGTATCTGTGTTTTAGACAAGGATCGCGTCCGATGCATCGGTTGCGGCAGAACCATTGATGAGATAATCAACTGGGGAAAAAAGGCAGATGAGTAAGACGCTAGTCGAATACAAGGTCATCCCGCGATTGATGATGCTGGTGTTTACAGTGATGGCTTGGAATGTGTGCGACTGGTTTATGGGTTTGGGTACTGCTGCCACCACGCAGCAAACCGCTTTTGTTTCAACGATAGTCGGCGCGGCCACTGGTGCCTTTGCCGTCTGGATGAGCCACGAGGGTAAGTAAATGATACAAGCACTAATTGGGCCAGTGACTGGCCTGCTAGATAAGTTCATTGAGGACAAGGATCAGAAGGCAAAGCTCGCGCACGAGGTCGCCACAATGGCACAGAACCACGCGCAAGAGCTTGCTAAGGGTCAGCTAGAAATTAACAAGATGGAAGCGCAGCATCGCAGTATTTTTGTGGCGGGTTGGCGGCCATTCCTCGGCTGGGGCCTGAGCTTTGCGATGATCTGGCACTTTGTTTTAGCTCCAATAACTATCTTTGGTTTTTCTTATGCTGGCGTGGAAGCGCCTGAGTTACCAGCGTTTGATATGGATAGTCTGATGACTGTACTCTTAGGTATGCTTGGGCTTGGTGGTCTTAGAACTGTAGAGAAAGTAAAAGGCCTAACAAAATAAAGGGGCTTTCGCCCCCTTATCTATTCGACGATCTTTATTGATCGCATCTTGCCGGGTGTCCTAGTCAAAATGCCATCCTCGCATAGCCTGTTAATGTGAAACCTAATGGTCGTATGTGATCTGCCTGTTATGTAGCATAATTCGCTCATAGACGGCGAGTAACCATTGTGCCGCTGGTAGGCAGCTATCGCGTCCACAATAGGCCGCCACGAGCTTTCCTTGCGCCTTGGGCCGTTCTGTTTAGCCATCAGTCAATCTCCTTTAGCGTTAAAGTTTTTTGGCGCATGACAGTCTCAGGCTTTGCTGGCACGACCTTTTCGGGCTGCGCCCGCATCTTGCGGGTAGGCCACTTGACCTGCACCCGGCGATTGCCCACCGATGCAAAGGCTGTGTCGTGGCTGCCCATCTTGTCCATAATAGCTGAAGTAGCTATTTCGATTTCACGCTCGGCCATCGCCTTGTTGGCCTTGGCCGTCATCAAATGGTCGACCCACATTGCGTCGTCGCCCTCAAGTTCGATGGGCGGCGCGTCATCATCGACCCGACTGTAGGCAACAGCGCCGTCCTCTGGTGACGTAACAGGATACCAGTCAATATTTTTTCTGCGGTTTTCAAAGTCGATGATGGCCTCGCGGATGCGGTTTTGCACCACCTCATCGGCGCGGTAAACAAACAGCCGCAGTTCTGTGCCTTGGTATAGCACGGCAACACAGCCCCACGACAGGCCAGTACACATCATCTGAGCCTGCAATTGCAATGGGCCTCTGTGCGGCGCTGGTATTTCCTCTGGCCGTGCGCTAGTCAGCTTGGCCTCAAGGACGCCTTGGCCTGCCATCTCGACAATCCCACCCTGCGGCACATAGATGCCATTAGCCCAGTCTGCCTTGACCGGCTTGTTGCCTACGCCAGTGCCGTCTAGGCTGGCCGCAAAGGGCAAGTGGTCGTGATGGTATGGCTTGTCAATGTCAATCTCAACATTGGTCAGGCCGAGACGCTTGGCGGCTTCCCGCAATATGACAGGCTCTAGGGTATCACCCCAATACATCGCTTGGTTTTGATCAAACCATTCTTTGTCGCCACCCTCATCCAGCTTGATCATCTCAGCCAGCAATTCATTGCGGGTTTGCCACGGCGATGCGTTCAGTAGTGCGGGTATGCGTGACGCGCTCAACTCGAAATCGCTTGTTAATTTTCCGACCATTACATTACTCCTTGTGATTTTCTAAGATTTTGATTACTTCCTATTTGAGGCTGTATTTTTAGAGCCTGCTCTATTGTCCAACCTGTTCGCAGTCTTCTAGATAATGTTTGCTGCTTGATGCCGTGCGCTTTCGCAGCCGCTGTTATTGTTGGATAACCAGCTATACTTTGTGGGGGTTGGTGATTTGTTTTTCGTGGTTCGAGCAATAAAGCTTGTTCCGCCGTCCACCCAAAGACATTCATTCTATTCCAAACGTTTTGATAATTGACGCCATAATGTTCTGCGGCTTTTTTTATGCTACGGAAAGTTTTGCCTTGCACGGTTACTATTTTTGCTTGCGGATCAGTGAAGGGTTTTTCACGAGGCTGTATTTCGAGCGCCTCTTCGGGAGACCAACCTTTCCATAAGCGATGACGAAATTTTATAATATCTATTCCGTATTTTCTGGCGGCTGCGGCACAAGATTTAAACGTTTTGCCGTTCACCGTAACTTCATTAAAATTACGGAGTGGGTCAAGCGGCGGTGGATTTTCAAGGCCTAGTGCTTGTTTGATTGTCCACGGCTCTGGGGATCGCAGAATACGCCATCGCAAATTATGTGCGCTTGCGCCGTAGGCATCGGCCAGTGCTTGCATCCCATAGTATTTTTTACCGTCTACTTCATACAGCTTGTTGTTAAACATCCAATGCGGATTTGTGGATATGCCACCAGAGGCTATGTTGTATCCGTGCGGCCGCATTGTATTTAATTCGGCTATCCAGTGCCGTTCTGCGCGGTCTAATTGGCTTAGTGTTTCCACCTTGTCTATTATTTTAAATTTTATGTTGTTTTCGCCATATTCCAAGATAGCTTCTTGAAAAGACCCTGCTGTGGGCTTCTTGGACTTTGCTTGAAGGAAGTGTTCGGTAATCCGGCGCGTAATATCTTTGCGCCGGGTTATACCAACATACTGCATACCGTTGACCGTATTGGTCGCAACATAAATAATCATCCCGCACCCCCAAAGCGAACCATTAAAGCCCAGAAGTTATAGTCATTGCTGACTATGTTTGTGAAGAACGCCAGCCCAAAGGCCATTAACAAAAGCATCCCGATTGTATCTTTAAGCATTAGCTTTCCCCTTTCTGCTAAACGTACCAAAGCGCACACTTTCCTTTTTCTTGCGCCAAGCCTTCTGGCTGCGTGTGATAGGTGGCTCGCCAAGGTTTAGCCCGGACGAACCGCCGAGTTTATTTTCAAAGGTAAATGGATCAGCCTTCTTAAAGCTGCCCAGCAAATCCGCAGACTGCGCCTGCGGGTCATCCTCAAACCCCATTAGTTTGCTCCCATTAGATTACGCACGCTGGATGCGTGCCAGTTACCACCTAGTGCGGTGGGGATGCCAGCTTCATTGAGCTTGGCGGCGATGGTGCGTAGTGAGGCACCAGCCTCACGCAGCACCGAGACGATTGGCATTGCCTGCTTGGCAACGACATTGGTACGCGCCACGCGCTTGGCCGCTGACGCACGGCCAGCAGCGGATGGGTTGGGCGAGCCGAGCTTGACGCCGCGCGCCTTGGCAGCAGCCAGTGCGGCCTTGGTGCGCTCGCTGATCTTGCGGCCTTCCCACTCGGCAAAGACAGCAGCCATCTGCAAGAACGTGCGGTCGGCCTCCGGCATATCGGCGCAGAGGATCGGCACGTTAGCTTCAAGCAAGCCGGTAATGAAATGAACATTGCGCGCTAGTCGATCGAGCTTGGCAATCAGCAGTGTCGCGCCAGTGCGCTTGGCCTCTGCCAGTGCAGCGGCAAGCTGCGGGCGCTGGGCTTTCTTGCCGCTCTCCACTTCTGTGTACTCGCCGATGATGCTGTAACCGGCGACGGCTGCGCGTTGCGCCTCGAGGCCAAGACCTGACTGGCCTTGGCGTTGGGTTGATACACGATAATAAGCGATATATGTGGTCATTGGTTCCCCCTAAAGCGCATCAATGTGACGCTGAAAGATGCCATCCAAGTCTTTGCGCACATCAGCATTATTGACATAAGCCTGTTTAAGAGCGTCAACAGTAATGCCTAACTCTTCAGCGCACTTTTCCATAATTGTGTTGATGAATACTGTAAACAGTTGCTCGGCTTGAAAGTTGTCCATCTCTATCTCCCTTTATTTACTAGCGATATAATAACTATATAACAATTGTTGCAATGTGGTACAAGTGTTGTTGTGTATATTTTTGCAATTATTTTACAAACCATTGAAAAGGCTAGGTAATGTCTGGGATTAAACAGCAACAATTAAGATTGAGAAACGAAACAGTTGACAAGCTGCGCTTCGTTCTTGACGTGTCATCGCACAGATCAATGTCCAGCTTGGCCGATGAACTGCTAGAGCAGGCTCTGGATCGCCGCATTGCGGCTTTGGGCGACAGTGACATTGCGGCACAAACGCTGCGCAGCTTGGCAAAGCGCGATGGTTAATAGCCGCAACAAGGGAGCCAGCTTCGAGCGTGAGCTTGCAAAGCTGTTGCATGAGGAGCTTGGTCTGACGTTCAAGCGCGACATAGAACAG